AGTTTGAAACCGATTATAAACGAATATAAATAAGAAACGATGAAGGCAAAAGTGATTATCGCTCAGGCGACGGCAGAAACAGTAGGATTTCTTTACGAACTGGTTAAGGGAATGGCAGAGAAAACAGCTATCAAGTCTTATCCGAGCGTGGACTGTCAAGCCGTGTTCTTTCCGGTGGATAAACATGACCTGTCTTTTGTGAAGCGGGTATTGGTAGATAGGAGCTTTTCTTTTAGAGTGGAAAATGCTGATTAACAACAATAACAGATTAAGATAGATATAGAAATGAAGAGACGAATCATAGTAGAATATGGAGAGGTAAAGCGGATCGCTTTGCTGATGAATTGCACGCCGGAAATGGTATCATACAGCCTGGCATACCGGAAGAACACCCGGCTGGCGCAGGCGATCCGGAAAATGGCTTTGATGCGTGGCGGCGTTGAAGTGGGTGACGAACCGATAAATGATACAAACCATGAGGAAGAATTTGTTAAAACTGTTTGAAGGTGAATTTGTCTGGTGGCACACCCTTACCGGGAAAGAAAAGCTGTATGTCGTTTACTTCCTGGTCAGCTTCACCTTGATGGTGGGATTGACAGACGGCAATTCGATTGGGGTGATGTTTTTGGTCATATTGAACTTTGGCAATTCCGTGCGGCTGATAAAGAGAGTGCCGATAGACAAACTGGAAGATTATTAGCAGGTAAAACAACTGAGTGATGGAATATTTTGAAAACGAACTATGTGTAACCTACGAGGAGCTTACCTCCGGCGATGATCCTGTTATAAAGTATAACACTTTGAAAAGTAATATCGCAAGAGGCAACATCCGAACTGCTCATCGTGGCGGTGGCGAAGGTTCCTACGCATTGATAATCTATTCCTCGCTCCGTGAAAAATACAAGGCCCGTTATGTGGCGAAATATGGTGATCCGGTAGAAGTATTAAAACTACAGCGTATGAGAGACAAAGTGAAAATGGACGAAAAGGCCCGTATATTCTATGAAGACCATGAATATGAAATGAATGGTATTCAAACAAAACTCCGCAAAGAACTGATAGCGGAATACACCCTGAATGCCTCTGTACTGAACGCATTGGTTGAGGACGTGGAAAAGAAAACACGTGATCGCAAGATGTACGGTAATAGCCTCGCCACCGTATGGGAAAGCGTAGCTGCCACCAGCGAGAATTTGCGCAAGATATACCATCACACTTTGCCGGAGAACTTGCCACGTCTAAGGGAGAAAATTAACCGTTATAAAAAAGGCAGTTACGCCTCTCTCATTTCTGGTAAAGTAGGCAACTCCAGCACGGTAAAGATAACCGAAGAGGCAGGCCGTTTTCTGATCGCTTTGAAACGCAGCCGGGTTCCGGTTTATACCGATTCACGGATATTCGAGGAGTATAACCGGGTGGCACAGGAAAAGGGCTGGAAAGAACTGAAGAGCAAACGCAGCCTGACGATGTGGTTTAACCGCCCGGAGATACAGCCGCTTTGGTGGGACGCCGTACATGGCGAGATGTCGGCGCACCAGCGTTTCGGCCGCAAGCACCGTACGGAACTGCCTTCACGCCGCGACACGCTTTGGTATGGCGACGGTACGAAACTGAACTTGTATTATCAGGACGAGAACGGGGATATGCGCACCACGATGGTGTACGAGGTGGTGGATGCCTACAGCGAGGTTCTACTGGGTTATTACATCAGTGATCACGAGAACTTCGAGGCGCAATATAACGCCTACCGCATGGCCGTGCAGGTTAGCGGGCACAAGCCTTACGAGATCGTGCACGACAACCAGGGCGGACATAAGCGGCTGGAGAAGGAAAAGGGAAAGAAAGAGCCGGGTTTCTTTGATCTGATCTGCCATGTGCACCGCCCGACAGCCCCCTATAGCGGGCAAAGTAAGACGATAGAGAGCATCTTTAACCGTTTCCAACAACAGGAATTGAATAAGGACTGGCGGTTTACCGGTATGAACATTACCGCCAAAAAGGAGAGTAGCCGTCCGAATTTGGAATTTGTCGAGGCGAACAAGGACAAACTTTTCACTTTGGAGGAACTGAAAGCCCACTACGCTGAAGCACGCAAGGCCTGGAACGAGGCCAAACATCCGGCGACCGGGATTCCCCGCATTGAGATGTACGAAAAAAGTGTAAACGAGGAGACGGACGTGGTGACGGTCTATGACATGGTGGATATCTTTTGGATATGGACGAAAAAGCCTGCCACCTTCACTGATTCGGGCATAGAGATCACCATCGGCGACAAGAAACTGCCTTACGAGGTGTACGAGCGTCCCGGCGTGCCCGATCATAAATGGCGCATGAAAAATACCTATCGCCGGTTCTATGTCAAGTATGATCCGAACGACCTTCGCGGTATTCGCCTGTATTGGGAGGACAATGCCGGTGGCCGGCGGTTCGAACGGGTGGCCGAGCCTTATATGGTCATCCATCGTGCCTTGCAGGACCAGACGGAGGGCGAGGCCGCCTTTATACGTCGGGAACAGGAAGCGAACATTCAGGATCGTATCGACCGTCAGGTGATTGCCAAAGAAATAGAATATGCCTACAATGTAGCTCCGGAACAGCACGGTCTGAGTACACCGAAACTGAAAGGTGTAACCGCCGAGGTGCAACGTGAAATCGACCGCCGTACAGGGAAGTATAGCCGGAATCCGGAAGAATATCGTATCGGTCGTGCGACTAAGAAAGCCAGCCTCCTTACCTGGGATCAACTGAAGGAAAACAAGATTGTGGATACCCGCAAGGTGGCAGGTAAATTATAAATAGAAAACAATAACGATAAAATATAATTGAAATGGAACCATTAAGTAGCAAAGAGAAAGACATGATCCGCGAGAGCCTTCGCACCTATGTCGCCAAATATCCGAGCCAGAACAAGGCAGCGGGCAGCTTGAAGAACACCAGTGTCGGCACGATCAGCAGTATCATGAACGGCAAGTATGAGAATATTTCGGACGATATGTTCCGCAAGATCGCCTCGCAGGTAGGCAGCGGAAAGGTCGAAACCGGCTGGCAGATCGTGGAAACGTCCGCTTATCAGGAAATAAGCTATGTGCTGGATGACGCCCAGCGCTGGCGCAACGTGACGTGGGTGGTCGGCGAGGCCGGATGCGGAAAGACGACGACGGCACGCCTTTACACGGAAGAGCACAAGGAGGTTTTCTATATCCTTTGCTCCGAGGACATGAAGAAGGGCGACTTCGTGCGTGAGATCGCCCAAAAGGTCGGGATCAAGACGGACGGGCACAATATCCGTGAAATCTGGGGCCTGATCCTGGACGACGTGATACAGATGGATGCGCCGCTTTTGATCTTCGACGAGGCGGACAAGCTGACCGAGCCGGTGTTCCATTACTTCATTAGCATGTACAACAAGCTGGAGGACAAAAGCGGGATTATCTTCATGAGTACCGACTATATCAAAAAGCGCATAGAACGTGGGCTGCGTTACAGGAAACCGGGATATAAGGAGTTTTTCAGCCGTATGGGGCGAAAGTATTTCGAACTGGAAGAAACTTCTGCCACCGACGTGTATTCCATTTGCGTGGCTAACGGGCTGAGCGACAAAAAGAAGATAGATGAAGTAATCCGCGATGCCGAGCCGTGCGACTTCGACCTCCGCCGGGTAAAGAAAGCCATCCACCGGGCAAAACGAATGAATGAACAATAAATACAACTGTTCAAACGGTATTTGAACACTATTCAAAAAAGGTATGAAACGAGCATTAAGCGTAAAAGATATATTGGATAAGAAATATAATACTTTCCCTTTTGAGGGAAAATGGAAAGCCGCCTTCGGGACTCCAGAACGTGTTGGTGTGTGGTTTATATGGGGTAACAGTGGAAATGGAAAGACCTCTTTTGTCATGCAGCTTTGCAAAGAGCTCTGCAAATACGACAGGGTCTTGTACGACAGTCTGGAAGAGGGAGCTTGTCTGACAGTTCAGAACAACCTCAAGATGCACGGCATGTCGGAAGTGAGCCGCCGTTTGGCATTCATACAGGAAGACATGGAAGCCCTGAAAACAAGGCTTCGCCAGCATAAGAGTTACAATATCGTCGTGGTAGACAGTTTCCAGTACACACGGATGAGTTACCGCGACTATATCAGTCTGAAAGAGGCCTTCCCGAACAAGCTGTTTATCTTCATCAGCCATGCACAAGGCAAGAATCCAAGAGGGGATGCCGCTGTTGGGTTGATGTATGATGCCACGCTGAAAATATGGGTCGAGGGCGGAATCGCATTCAGTAAAGGGAGGTTTAAAGGACAGACTGGGGAATATGTTGCTTATCCGCAACTGGCCGAAGAATATTGGAGTGACAGGGAAAAAATCGGTGTGTACAAATGATGAGCAAGAAAAAAGTTTACCAGTTAGGCATGGAGCCGCAATACGCTGCCCATGTGCTCCTGCTTTGGAATGAGGGTGAATATCCCGGTGACATCCGGGTACGGCGTGCCAAGACCGCCGGTTTGATAGTCGTCGAGGTCGAGGAGCTGGAGCTGGCTGACAAAATCGTGAATGCCACCCGCTGCAAGGTGGCGATAAAAGAAGTTGAACAATCAAAATAACCGGATCATGGATGAAGTGATAGAAGCAATTGTAAACTACGCCATCAAAAAGTCGGAAGGCTTTTCATTCAGCGAGCAGTCTTTCATGTTTACCGAACTGTCGGAACGGCTTACCGGGCTCTCTCATAATGCGCTGATGACCGAGTACGGATTTAAAGAGGAGGATTTCGAATGAGCAGGAACTACGCACGTTTTTATATCCTCTTGAACCGTCTGCCCACGGAGGATAAGGACGAGTTGAAAGCCTCGCTGGTCAGCCAATATACCGGAGGACGAACCGAATCGCTCCGGGAAATGACCGTTAACGAGTACGATGCCATGTGCGAGGACATGCAGCGTATGGATGAGAATTACAAGGCGCGGGAAATCTACCGTGAGCAGCTACGGCAGAAACGCTCCACGGTGCTGAGGTTGATGCAAAAGCGGGGCATTGACACGACCGACTGGAACTGGGTGGACGCCTACTGCCAGAATCCCCGGATCGCGGGCAAAAGGTTCGCCCGGCTGACGACCGAGGAACTGGATACGGTGGCCATCAAACTCCGGATCATCCAAAGGAAAGACAGGG